ATGTAACGGAGGCTTACGTTGAGCTATTAGGGCAATGGGGAATGCTTGCCTTTTCGTTTTATTTCGGATCAAGAGGCATGGAAAAGATTGCTCAAATATGGGCAGACACTAAAAAAAAGGGCAACAATTGATTACGAATTGGGACAAATCTTTCAAGCTTATGCTTGCTAGTGAGGGCGGGTATGTGCATCACCCGTCTGACCCTGGCGGTCGCACAAACTTAGGCGTTACCCAAGCGGTATGGGAGAACTGGGTTGGGCATAGCGTGACTGAAAAAGAAATGCGTGCGTTAACACCAGAAAAGATTGAGCCTATGTATAAACGTAAATACTGGGATGCGTGTCGCTGTGATGATTTGCCAAGCGGTGTAGATTATTTGGTGTTTGATATGGCGGTTAACAGCGGCGCAGGGCGTAGTGCCAAAATGTTGCAAAAGATTTTAGGCGTTACACAAGACGGAGCTATCGGGCCACTTACCATAGCAGCGGCACAGCACAAAAATTCGATGACCTTAATTGACGAATTCTCACAAGCGCGGATAGATTTTTACCGTTCGCTACCAACATTTGGTACATTTGGCAACGGTTGGTTAAATCGTGTTGAGCATAGTAAAGCGAGTGCTTTACTGATGGAGTAAAAAAAACCCCGAAGGGCTTGGTGTTAATTTTTAAGTCGATACCTAGCAAACTTAGCGTTTTCATTTTCGACAGTCTCCGACACAATTTGCTCACCTCGATTGCGCAGCCTGTAAATAATATCGGCGAGTCTTGTCGCTTTAAATAGTTGGATTGCTTGCCAACTTGTGATTGTGCGTTTTTTGCGTAGATGCATCAATACCGATTGTGTCTTATTCATGTGTCACCTCAAATAAACAAAGCAGCGAACATTGCGGAAAGCACTAGCGCAAGCCCGAACCAAGCCTTAACGGGTATCTTTTCGCTATCCTTTGCATAACTCCCGCTAGCAAGATTCCAACTGCCGACACGAGGTGTGCGCAGCGTCCAGTTTTGGTTTGAGTAGTCGGGCAAGTAACCCCAGTTTGTCTTTTTCATGTTATTCATCCGAGTCGATTACAAATAGAACAACGTCATTTTGCTCAAGCCAATATTTGTAGTCTAAGCAAGCATCGTCATCTTCGTGCGCATAAATAGTGATGTAAGGCTCACCGTCATCAGCAACTTGCAAACGGTCGGCATAGCGAGTTACCAGAGCGTTAATTTCTTTGTCCGATAGGATGCTAGACAAATCACACAATAAACGGCGTTTGCCTTGGTCTGTTAGTTCGTAAACATTTTGTTTCATTTTATGCACCTTTAGTTAATTGACCTGACCTAATGTTAAGCCTTCTTAATGTTTAGATCAAGTCAATTGTATTAGGACAAACCCTAAGTTGCGAATGTCATACGCTTATATGCTTGGCGGGTCTGGATAACGTCTTGTTTGCAATACTCTGCAATTTCAGCAATGCGCCCATCTTTGTAATAGTCCCAAACCTTTGACCCGTCTAGCTCATTTCCAGAGTCATCAAGCTCAAATATCTTGCACAGCTTGTCTAAGCTTACCCTATTTCCAAACCCTGCCCACGCTGTCATTGTGTCGTATACGTTGCTATCCCAAGGTTTGGCATTGAACGGGATAAAGATAGGCGGTTTGACGTTACACATGACCGAGCGTTGAAACAAGAAACGAAGGTCAAAGTTAATGACATTGTGACCGATGAATACAGGGCGTTGGTCAGAGTTGGCATTGTATGCAGAAGATAAAAATGCATAGAACATTGCAATCAATTCGTGTTCAAACTTGCCATACAGCGCCAGAGGCTCACGATCATCTATTGCAAACCCGATGCAGCATATTTCACCCAGACCGCCATCGAACGAAGTCTTGCGATACGTTGCGTCAAATTCGTCATCAAGCTTAGTTTGTTCAGCCAAGATGTATGCGTCAATCTTTTCTTGGTCTTTGTAATTGCCTGGTGCCTTAACAGCTTGCTTCTGCCTGTCAATGTCAGCCCAGATTATTTCGATGGCTGATTCATCTTGGGCAGGGATAGTTTCAAGATCAAAGTAGACGTTCATTTATGCACCTGTTTAGCGAGTTGTTTTAACATTTCAATAGCGTCTTGCAAGTCCTGCATAGCTCTAGCATCTAGCATCATGCCTTCGTACCATTGCTGCAATCGCCACGCTTTAAGATAGATTTCTTCTGATTTGTTCATGCTAGAAGGGGATTTCCGAGTCGGGCAAGTCTGCAATGTCAACAGTATTGCCTTCCTTAATCTGGCGGTACGCATCAGGCTTGGGTTCTGATTGCTCAGGCTTGCCACCAAGCATTTGCATTTGGTCAGCAACGACTTCCGTGGTGTATTGGTCAACACCGTCTTTATTCTGCCATTTACGGGTAGTCATGCGCCCTGCAATGTAGACTTGCGATCCTTTGCGGAGGTAGTCACCACAAATACCTGCTAGCTTACCGAACGCAGTCACACGCACCCATTCCGTACCTTCTTTGTCTTTGGTTTTCCAACCAACAGCAATGCTAAAGTTTGCGATTGCGTCACCTGATGCTGAAAACCTAATTTCAGGGTCTTTGCCAAGATTGCCGATAAACTCACAGCGATTGAGAGAATTACTCATATTAGTTTGCTCCTGTATCGGTCAACTGTACTTTGATGTTATCGTACATAAATTTAAGTGTTTCCTTTTGCTCGCCTTCGCTTGCTTTGTACCATTTTGCAAAACAGTCTTTGAGCGCAGCAATGGACGTTTGAGCAAACATTTCCTCTACTGCGGCATCCATGTCAATTGTAATTTTTACAGGCTGTACGGGCGCAGGGCGTGGCTTGCTAGCGGATTGCCCGTCATCATCTTCGCTTGCGATACCGAGCGCAGCTTGCAAGCTGTACCGTTTGCCATAACTAATTGCAGACCCGAAGCCTTGCGCATCCTGTTTGGTAGCAGGTACAAACAACGTGCCGCACGATATTTCCTCGCCTGATTCGTGAATGAGGACAGTTTCCACGCTGATGCCACCTTCAGCGGTATGGAGTTTCTGGATAAATGCTAGACCGTTAGCAGACAGCGCAGGTCGCACAGCGTCAATGACCGATGCCAACGAACTGTATGCAGACTTAAAATGCGGGTTTTTAGCGTCTTTGGCTGCGTGGCTCATAGCAGCTTGTGCTTTGACAAGAGCTTGCGAAATTGCTTTCATATGTCACCTATAGTCATTATCCTAGCTGAGTGCTAGTGTTGTAATATTAAGCCATCTAAACATAGATTGCAAGCGGTATGCAAATAATTTTGGTTTAGCTTGCCTCACAATGTTAAGATAACCACATGAATACAATCGAAATCATTCGAGCATTGGGCGGCACAAGCAAGGTAGCGAAGCTTTGCGGCATCAGTATGCCTAGTGTTAGCCAATGGAAACACAACGGTATCCCAGACGATAAAATGATCTTTTTGGCTGCGAAGCTAGAGAAGGCGACGGATGGTAAGATTACCCGTAAGCAGCTATTCCCTGATACATGGCAAGATATCTGGACAGAGTTAAGATAGCGTCTAAACGATTGAGGATTGCGGTCTTTAATCGTGTGGGTGCTACGTGTTAGCGACGTAGTTGAGTGATGCAGCAATTTAAGCTGTGTTTTATCTTCGTTAAAATTCTGCTTGATGAAAGCCCACAATCTTTAAAAGTTAGTTTATACTTTGTACATCCCTTGGCGGGGAATGTTCAGCAAGACTTAGACGGGATACTGCTGGTGCTGACCAGTCCGCCAACACCTAACGGTGAGTGTCCCGCCTAAGTCTTTTTTTTTGAGGCTTACTATGCATTACTATCAATTTAATATCGGTGACTATGCAAGTCACACTCGATACCTTACGCCCATGCAAGACTTAATTTACAGGCGGTTACTAGACCTGTATTACTTGCAAGAAAAACCAATACCAGAAGATAACCCGTCTCAATATATAGGCTTGAACGACTGTTCAACGGACGTTCAACGGGTGCTTAACGATTACTTTGTTCTGACTGAAAAAGGGT